TGACCGCAGCCTCCTCGGCACTGACTCCTACTTTGGGCAGCTCATTATTGAGTTGCAAAAATGATGACATCGCAGAAATCAAAGCAAGATTTGATTTTGACGCTATCTCTTTCTCAAGTTTTATTTGAGCCCGCACCTCATCGCCAATCGTCATCTGCCCTGGTCTATTTGGATCGACACGCGGCCCTTTGACAAGATCTCCAACTGCCATAGTCATGGCCTTGCCAATCTCGAATGGCGCGGTAACGACTGTTGTGGCAGCGCTGGTTGCAACTTTGCCTGCGGTCATGCCTTGATAGTCCTGCATCAATTTGCGTATGCCAGCGACGACCTCGTCAAACATGCCCTTTAGCTGAGTAATACCCTCGACCAATTTATTGACAACGTCTTTGGCAATCTGCTTGCTCGACTCAAATATAGAGGCTAGCCCTGCTGCTTTATCTTTGGGGTCAACCACAGGCAAGAACGCCGCGGCGATCTCCTGCACAACTTCTTTGATGCCTTCAAACGCGCCACGCAATCCGGCAAAAGCTTTTTCGGGCTGAATAATAGCAAGCATCTGCTTGCCTATTTCTGTTAGGAGATCGTTGAAACCTGTCGATAGACGTTGCAACTGGCCGTCAAACGATGCACCAAACGCATCAGCGGCAGCCTTAGCCTCTGTCGAATTGCTTGCCCTGAATACCGCTCGTACTGCCGTTGCACTGCTCACCGAGCCTTGCTGAACGGCAGCCATTGCCTCTTCTACCGAGTAGGCATTGCCCGTGACTGCCTCAAGCTCTTGAGCCAGTGCTTCAAATACCTTTAGCCCACCTTTTTGCAGTGTTTTGAGCGGCCCATCTGTGGCGATGGCTGCGCCACGGATCTCAGTGATTGCGGCAGCTACAGCGTTAGCGCCAGTCGCTCCACCACCAAGCAGCTCGATGGCGTTGCCTGCATTGGCCAAGATTGTCGATGCGCCTGCCGTGCTGATACCAGCAGCCGTGAATTGCTCGAACGCCTTAGCCAGATCCTCGAGCGGCACGCCACTGCTGCTGCTTATGTCGCGTAAATCCTTGATAACTTTATTGCCTGCCTCGATTGATTTGGCTGCGTACTGCGCGCGTATCGTCATCGTCTCAAGAGCGCCACCCATTTTCAGAATTGACACCCCAGCTTGTAAGGGCATGCCGATGAAAAACTGAAACACGCCCTTGGCCATGTCCAGCAGGCCCTTAACGTCGTTGAGCGACTTAAGGCCTAGCATTTCTGATATGTTGATGGGCTTTATTTTGCCAATTGACTCAAGGCTTTTCTTCGACTTGTCCGCGACATCGCCTACGTTTTTCAGGCTCTTGCTGGCATCCGCGGCTCCTTTGGTAACATCAGAGCCCTGCCATGCCATCTGTACTGAGAGTTTGGCGATACTAGCCATATGCCTGCTCCCGTGTCATGACCTTGGCGCCAGTCTCTACCAGTGCCGTGAGTGTCGTTCGCTCTGACTCCATCTCAGCGCAGAGATCGCGAGGCAGAAAGTCCGTAATCTTAGCGCCCTTGGACCATGCTGCCATCGGTGCCCATGCCGACAACGCATGCTGTAGGTCGCTGCGGTAGTAGCCCCATGGATCGAGTCTTATGAGTGCGACCCACTCGGCCAGCTCTGTGCTACTCATCCGCTCCTCGATCTCGCCGACCGTCATACCTAGATGACCAGCGAGCCGAAATAGCACCCGCCTGAGCGGGCGCTTGGCTAGTTTTTTTCCACGTCCTCAGGACGCAGGCCTACCAATTTGCAACTGGCGTCCCATAGCTTATCGATCGACATCGCGGGCAGCCCGCTCACAACTGCGATGTCATTGTCGGCAAATAGGCGCGCACCCTGCTCGTCGCAGATGGTGAGCACCAGCAGACGGGCGCGAATGTTGGCGTATCGTGCCGCGCCCTCATTTTCAATTTGCCACGCGTCCCACTGGTCGCGCTGGCCTGCTGTGATCTCTCGCAAACATACATCTCCGCCCCACTCCGGCACGAAGATCGTGACGATGCGGGGCTTTGCCATTCCAATAATTGCTGCTCTGTCTAGTGGCATTAGGTGTTACTCTTGTCGCTCAGTTGCAGTGTTACCGTGTACCTCAGCGCCTCGTCTGTAGCGCCAATATCAGGATACCCGATCTCGCTGATGTATCCATCGTACACTGCAATTGTATCAATGTTTGCACCACCAAGATCGACGGTCACGCGAGTGTGAACCTTGGCGAGCCGACGAGTATCGAGCAGACTCAGCAGGTTAGTCGCAGTCGCGGTATCGTCGAGATACAGTGTGAATTGCACTGTGCCTGGGTCATTTCTGACGGGCACACGTTGCATTTTCGTGTCGCTTAGTGCGGTCACATCGGCGAACGTCGTAGATCGCGCGTTGGCTGCGATGCTGATCAGCCCGCTCAAAGCTGCTGTAGTGCCTGCGGTGCTGCTGCTCAGCGTCGCATAGGCTGCGGTCGTTCCCGGTCCTAGTACATTTGGCATGTCGAGACTCCTTTACTGGTATGTGCCAACTACGTCAATTGTAGTCAGCCGTGCTAGCTCGTCGGTCCCATCTCCCCCAAGCTCGGATTGATCCTGCGCTTCCTCGATGCGCCAGTGATGGATGGTCACGCCTGAAACTGTATGGCGTCCCGGTGTAGCCTCGATCTGCTCTGCGATCCACACTAGGACGCCCTGCGCACTCGATCGAGTCTCAGCCACTGCCGTCAGCGTAACACGCTCTGTGATTACCGCTGGTGTGCCCCTCAGCAGCATCTGTCGCTGAGTGCTGATGCCTTGGTAGACGACATAGGGCAGCGATGAGCCCACTGGCGCATTCTCCGGTGATATGCCACCGGGTATGGTCGTGCCGTAGTCGGTGCGACCGACGAGGTAAGTGCGCAGGAGTTTGCCTAAAGCACTCATACATCACCTGCGTCGGGTGTGATTTTGCCCTTGGCGATCAGGTCGTCGATAGCCATCTGGAGATAATCGACGGTGATGTCGGAAACCTGCCCACTATTGGAGTCGAGCGCAGGGCGGAGAAAAGGCTTAGGGCTAACTCTTATTCGCTTATTGCTGGCCCAAATTTTGGCGGTAAATCCATTTTCCACCAGATGTGCATACTTGGCGGGCTTTATTGTGATCGTGACGTTGCGCTGTGCTTTTTTGGCAGCAGTCGGCTTGTAATAGGCAATGAATACTTTGGCTTCGCTATTGCGCTTTGGCCCAATGATGGCATTCACCGCGCCCTTGCGGGTCGTGGCGACTTTCACGCCGATGCTCTTTTTGAGCGCTTGGCTAGCGCCATACATGCGCACCAACTGATCGCCGACACGCATTGTCTCTTTTCGATTTGGTGCTTTAGCCTTGGCCACTTTGGCGACCTGACCGCCGACCTTGCGGGCCGTTCGACGTAATGCTGTACGGATAGCTACCGGGAATTTTTTGAGCTTGGCGACCAGCTCTACTAGCCCATCGATATTGAGGGCGCTGCGTATGGCCATCACGCACCTCCAGTCGTGGTTGTCGTGGTCGTCGTAGGTGCTGCCGTGGTTGTCGTGCTGGTCGTGGTCGTCGTGGTCGCTGGCGCATCTGACTCGACCTGCACAGCCGTGATCTTGAGGTGTTTGTTGACACCCTCAACGGTGCTTAATCCGACGATGTTGAGCGTGATCGCTCCGTAGATCATGCGGTGAGTCGGTAGCACATCAGTGCGATATCGCATTGTGACCGTGTAGGTCGTGACTGATGACTGCATGAGAGCGCTCTGTGGCTCGCTGCCTGGAGTCGAGACAACGCTGGCCCATACCGTGGCGTAGGTTGCCCAGGTGCGAATAGCCTGCCCGTATGAGTCAATACTGTCGGTCGGCGCCTGAAGAGCCACACGACGGCGCAGATCGCCTACTACGGTGACGTAGGGCATCAGCTATACCCTCCATCGGAGTAGAGCCTGAGCACGCTATCGACTGCCAATGGGACTTCGCTGCCGAACGACCCAACTGCTTCGCGGTGCTCGTACCAATGCGCGACGAGCATCATGATTGCGAGGCGCAGGAGCTCCGGTATGCCCGTGCTTGCTGAGCCGTA